GATCAGCGGCACGGACCGCCATGCGGGTTCGGTGCCGGCGAATGCTTCAGCCCCATACCAGAGGTTCAGGCCCTCGGGAAAACGCGGGTTCGGAAAACGCTGGAAGGTGTCGAGGACGTTCAGGGTGGCAAGCGGCCCCGGGCTTTCGGCCAGGGGGGCTGTGCAGTTGAACACGCCGGGCGGGCATTGCCGTTTCCGGGTGCGTTCGGTCCACTTCCCATCCTCGGATTTCTCGTATTTCTCCTTGACGGCGGCCCATGCGACCCGATTCGCGCACTCCTCCAGATCGGGATCGTTCTTGCATGTGCCCTCAAAGGCTGCATTGAATGCCGCAAGAAAAATGCGCTGCCCGCCGTCCGGGAGTGCTGAACGGACCTCTTCGGGCAAATCCTCTACGGAGGAGTACGGCATACATCATAGAGGTGTTATCAGGAAAAGGTTATAAGGAGGGTAGGATTACGACAGGTTAGGACGGATTGTGGCTGCGTTACCGCCCGCCCGCAAACAGGTATTTTACCACAACGCCCCGCAAGAGATAGAACGGGGTGAACATTGCGAGGTCGCAGTGCCGGCAGGTCCGGGTCTTCTTCAAGGGTTTAAGGTGCTGGTAACTGTCCTCAAGGAGGTTCCCCACCGGATCGTTGAGGCCGAAGTCGTAGCAGCATTGATAGACGTTGCCGTTCGGGAGGACGACGTGCTGCCTTTCACAGAGTTTATCGCACGAGATCGGGTATGGCTTGAATGGGAGGCCGGTCCGTGCGTGATCCTCGCGGCGATTAGTTGGAAACCGCTCGTTCATTGCTACAGTCTGGCATTGCCACCGTTTCAGGAATATCGGTAATAACTCACAATACTCCCGGGTTATTGGGATCTTTGCTACCCCATTGGCGTCCGGCAGGTGTAAAAGGATGCGGGAGAACTCCACGTTCTTTATCCTCTCGTAATCATCATAGGTGCATCCGACCAGCGTAGTAAACAACTGGACACCGTGGCCCTCTTCGTAGGCGTGCACTATCATCTCAGCGGTATCCGGGTTCAGGAACGGCTCACAGAACCCGCTGAACGTTATTTCCACGGTTTTCGGCACAGTCCGTATTATCTCCTTGAATGCATCAAGGCTCATTGCGCGGGGACCGTCATACTTGCTTAACAGGACTTCCTGCGGGCAGTATTTCAGGCAGTTCACAGAGCACCCTATTTTTGTGGTTATTTCAAGAAATTCGCTCACAACATTACACTCCTGCCTCTTTGATCTCCTGCCGGATCAGGTTGTGGACTTTCCGGGTGTCCTCGCGGGTCCTGCGTTTCCCCTCGTCGGTCAGGTACGGGCAGGGCTGGAGCCGGGATATCCCATACATGATGCAGACGCCCGGGCGGTCCTCGTAGATGGCGCACCGTCCCGCTGCTGAAAGAAAAATGCACTTCCGGTCAGCGGTGATCAGTGCCGCCTGTCCGGCTTTCCAGATTTCCTTGACTGGTTGCTGCTGGAACCGGTCACGGTATCTGGTGACGAGGTCTGCGGGGAAGGAGATGATCCCGCAGCATTCGGTGCACTTTCGGGCTGCGCAGGCTGTGTTGAAGTCTTGCATGACAGGGCCTCCTGGATGGCATTAATGACGATCTGTTCGAGTCCTTTGCCGGTTGCCCGGAACTGCTGGAGCAGGTCTCGGGGAATGGCAACCCGCTCTATCACCGGGGCGCTCGGGTCGGCTGTCATGAACTCGTAGACGCTCTGACGGGTCCGCCTGCCTTCGTTGTGGTCTTTGTACCGGCTGTTCATCTCGCGGGCGATGCTGGCATAGCTCAGCCGGTCGCCGTTCTGGATTGCGGTCTGCTCCCGCATGAACGTGATCTCATCAGCAGAGAAGTCGATCCGCGTGCCTGGTCTTGTGATAACCTGTGTTTCGTCCATGTTCAGTTTCATTTCCACTCTCTCCTTACGCTACGACCGGGATGTGTGCACACCTGCAGTTCGGCTCGCCAATCGGCGGCACCTTGTCGGCATCGTAAATCCCCTCAAGCGCCAGGTGTTCCGGCCGGACGTTGCTGTCCCGGGCCGTTCGATACTCCACCCTCACCCCGGCTTTCCTGTACCGGGTGAGCGAGGCTTCGCTCTGGATCCTCGCGGTCTCGGTGCGGGCTACTGTCGCAGCATGGGATTTCCGATCGGTGAAGTAGTCCTGCAGGTCCGCAGCGATGCTGCCCTTTGGATACCCGCCGGCTTTGAACTCCCGTGCTCCGGTCGGTTTCCCATCCTCGATACCTTTCCGGATGATGTCCGAGACCTTCTCCCGCTGCTCTTTGCTCGATTCCGAGAACCACGGTTTGAAGACCCGTTCCGGGAACTTGGTCTTCGGGTTGATGTTGACCACCACGGTCCCGCCTTTCTCAACGAGCAACTGGCGGTACCCTTTCATATACTCCAGGGCCTCCTGTTGCACCATCGCTTTCGAGAACATGAGCTTTGCCAGCCGGATAGCGTTGGCGTCTCCTGCGATGTGGGCCTGCGTTGCGGAGTTGATCAGGATCTTCTGCTGCCGCTGGTCGAGGTGGTCGAAGATGTTCTTCATGCGGTCGGGGGAGACGGCCATTTTTAACCGGTCTCCATCGCCTTCAGCTCCGCAATCACGGCCTCGAACGCTTCACCGTATGCCCTCTCCAGGTCGTCCGCTTCATCCGTCGCTACCTCTTCCGGGGTCTGCACTCCTTTCGGGTGCGGCTCCTGTTTCAGGCCGAACGGGATAGGCGATGCCTGTGGTTGCGGCCGGGTCTTCTCGAGCTCCGCCCGGACCTTGTCATCCGCGGGGGGCAGGCCGAGCAGGTCCCGCATCTCGTCGAGGGTGGCAAGCGCAGGGCTGGTCGGGGTCTCCCGCATGGCGGTGACCAGCTGGACATTCAGCGGGGTCTCATCGACCTCGAACGCCGGGAGCGTGACCTCAACGGAATAGCCCTTCTCTGTATACCCGTTCACGTCCAGGTAGTGCTGCAGCAGGGATTCCGCCGCTTCTTCAAGCCACCGGTGCACGCTGGAGATATACATCTTCATGAGTTCCAGCTCGCCCAGGTTCGACCCGCCGATCAGGGTGCCGTCTTTCGTGATCAGGCTGGTCGGGGAGTAGATGCGGTCGAGGATCCCTTCGTAGTGCTTGATGGTGTCCAGGGCCGTGGGGTTGTCCTCGATGTGCGGGTCGGCAAACTCCATGTTCTCCCGCAGCGGGAACCCGACATTGATCCCCCAGTTCTGGAGCAGGGTCTTGAGATACGTGGCATCGCTGACTATCCCCTTTGCCCGCTGGACTGAGCTGGTGACTTTCGGGAAGAGTGCTGGTGCACCAACACGGTTGACCTTCTGCATCTGGGCCTTGTGGCAGTACGCGAGCATGTGGATGATGTGCACTGCCGGCAGGCACGCGGGCACCCCTGCGATCGCGGGTTCGGTCGGGTCCTTGATCATGGTGATGTTCTTGACCAGGACCGGGTCGCCCGTCTCGTCCTGTTTCTGCCAGTACTCTATCTCATAGTCCTCGTTCAGGACCACACCCCGGAGGATATCCCCGTACGAGACGTAGTTCCCGGTCGTTGGCACGGTTGCGAACGTGTAGGCCGGCAGGACACGGAGCGCCAGGAGCCGGTATTCCGAGCCCCTCCAGCCCCAGACATCGTTGACGAACGATGCCCCGTATCTCCAGACGGACGACCAGATGATCGGGAGTTTCTGGTTGAGGCGGTTGTCGTCCTCGTTGGTCATGGCCGTCATCTTCTCGGTGAGGTCCTCGTCAATTTCTCCCTGCGGGTTCTTGACCGTGATCTCTACTTTCTCGCAAAAGATGAGGTTCCGCTGGTTCTGTTCCAGCTTGACGAAATAGGCGTTGTCTTCAAGGGACCGGATCTTGGCAGCCGTCACCTCCGGGGCCTTATACCTGTTCGTCACGCTGTGCTGGTAGAGGACGCCGTCTTCCCGGTCAGGGTTGCGGGGCCTCCGAAGGTTCCGGATACTATCAAGTAGTGTCACATCAATCCACCTCGGATTTTCATCTTATTGTTCTGCGGGCCGAACCCGCCGGCGTGTTCGAGTGTCAGTTCAGATTCGAGGACGGCCCCGAGCCACCGGTACAGGCCCTGCGACATGGTGTCTACCTGGTCGTCGTTCTTCCCGTTCGGGAACGAGGCACATTCCTCGATAAAGTCGTGGACCCACGAGCAGATCTCCGGGTCTGGTAGGTAGACGTTGCCCGCCTCGATACTTCCCGACACTGCGTTCGCTCTCGCAACCTTCCCGCCTTCCGGCTCGACTTCGATGATCCCGGGGATCTCGTGTTTCAGGGTCTGGATCACAGCGGTCCCGTTGGCCTTGTCCTCCACAAACTTCCGGTATGTCTGCGGCCATTTTGATGTCAGTGCCCGGAACGCCATGATCGTGGTCGGGAAATCCATACGGGCCCGGACTTGGTCGAGCAGGTAACAGTCAGCCCCTTTCCGGCCCCACACCTGCCCGACCACGTAGTCGGAGGTCTTGAGGTCCTTGAACGAGCAGTCCCAGCTTTGGATCACCTCGTCCATGGAGGGGGCGACCTTGTAGAACCGCCACCAGGCCCGTTTCAGGAGTTCGCCCTCCCCGATCGTGGGGTTGCCCTGGTAAAGGCTCTCGAAGGGTTTGGGCCGGATCGCCTCTTTCTGCCGGAGGAGCCAGTTGAGGTCGTACCGTTCCGGCCACAGGGCCTCGCCTTCCGCCCGCCCGGTCGGGTCATACGGGTTATCGACTGTGGCGATCGCGGGCATGTGCAGGATCTCCCAGGGCTCGTCCGTGACGCCTTCCGTAATCTGGTCAAGGATCTTCTGCATGAGGTCCTTCTTGCTCCACCGGGTCATGGTGAGGATGATCGCCGCGTTCGGGCTCATCCGCGTCCGGAAGACCGAGCCGTACCATTCCCAGTTCCGCTCATTGATGAGCTCGGAGTTGGCCTCGACCACGTCCTTCACCGGGTCGTCGATGATGCCGAGATCGAACCCCATACCAGTGAGCCCGCCACCGATACCAACCGCATAATAGGTGCCGCCTTTCGCGGTGCCCCATTCCTGCGCTGCCTGTCGTTGTGCTGCCACGACATCCTGCGAGACCCTGCCCGGCTGGTGCCGGGTGTTCGGGAATACGTTGTGGAACTCCGGCGACACGAAGAAATCGCGGGCGGTCCTGCTGTGTTTCAGGGCAAGTGAGAGCCCGTAAGAGGTCTGCACAACCCGGCGGTCCGGGTTCCTTCCCAGATACCAGCAGGGGAAATGGACCGATACCAGCCGGCTCTTGCCGTGCTGCGGGGGTTCGGTGACTAGGAGGCGGGTAATCTCCCCACGTTCGACCGCTTCCAGCCGCTCTGCCAGCGCCCGGTGCGGTTTGGCTGCCATGTAGCCCGGCTGGACGTACTCGCAGTACCGGATCAGGCTCTCGCGGGAGTCTGCACGGGCGAGCAGCTCGGTCTCGTATGCTGCGATAGGGTAGACCGGCCGGGGGGCTGCCATCACTTAAGGGCACGCTCCTTCCGGATCAGGGCGATTATCTCTTCATCGGTCATCTGGGTCGGGTTGGTGTTGACGTTGACTTCCCCGGAGTGCTCTACCTGCTGTTTATCCCGCCAATCCTGCGGCTGCCGGTTCTTGAGCCAGAAGATTTGTGCGGTTACGTCCGGGGCTACCTGTTTAGTGGTCGTGGTGGTGACGGCGCCTTTTTCCGGATCTTCTTTGACCGAAATTTCCGTATATTCGTAGCCTTTCGCCCGTTCATAAAGCGAGGCCACGATTACAGAGTCCGCCTGGTCCTTGTTCTTTTTTATGGCGTCGGAAAATTCGGGGAATTGTTTCCGCCACTGGTCGAGCGTGTCCGTATTTACCCCGATCGCTTCTGCGATCTCTGGGTTTGTTTTCCCCATCAATGCGAGATCTCCCGCCTTTTTTGGGTGAATTTCGGGATTGTAGAGACTTGGGCGCCCCCGCTTCTTCTTCTGTTCAGGCGGTAGTTTCTTTGTCATAATTATCCCGAATTCATCATAGGCAGAACACCAGCCCTATCGCCATGACAACCGCCATGCTCCGGCAGTATATCCGGCACACCAGATCGCAGAGCGGGTTCTCTTCCAGCAGGATCTGGCGCATTTGCGTACTCATGACCAACCACTTTCCAGTCCTTCCGTTGCCAGCCGTTTCCATTCCCGGCAGGGGTCTTCGCTTGCTTCCTGCTCCCGCTTCTTCGAGCGGTTGCACCGGAGCCACCAGTGGCATGTGCTGCACTCGCTCATCGGCCCTGCGCCTCCCGGACGGATAACCCGAGTTCCTGCGCTTTGTTGGTGATGCTGCTGTGTTTCCGTTTCAGGTAGACCGCCAGTTTGGAGGTGGGGACCCGCCCGTAATAGGTCCGGAGCACGGCAACATCTTCCGGTGTCCATATCCCTTTGGGCTGATAGGTTGCGGCGATCTCTTCAAGTTCGGGAATGATCATAAAATCAGATCCCGGAGTACGCAGCGGGCTTTTACGGGCGGTCACTTCCGGTCCCTCCCGACCACCTTGCACGGCCTGACCACGGTCTTGATGCCGGTCTTGTCAATGAGGATCTTCTTCGGGCCGTGAATTTCCAGCATGACCCATCCGATATCCGGCACCCCCATCAATCCCTTTTTGACACTGGCAAACGGGGTCTTTGACTGCCAGCAGGGGGTCACGAGTGCGATCCCGCTTGGGAATCCGACGACAACGAACTGGTGGCGGTGCGAGAAGACAGCAACGTCTATCGGGCCGTATTTCTCCTCACCTTCTTCCCCTTCCTTGCCTTTGTTGACGTAGAGCAGGAGGTGTTCCCGGCCCGGTGCGGTTGCCATGTATTGCCAGGTGCTGCTGCTGGAGCTGATGACGTGCCGGGCGAACATCCGGATCCCGCACTCTTCTATCACCAGCTCGTTTCCGAACTCTGAATTGAAGTGCCGGGCGATGTGCCGGTCTACGCTGTGCCCGTCCGAGCGCTGATGATACCCGGTGCCCGCGGTGAAATAGAAGACGGCTTTCGGGGCAGCATCCCGTATTGACTGCACGAACTTCCAGCACGCCTCTTCCTGCAGGTCAATGTTGCGGGTGATCAGACCCTTACCTCTTTCGAAATCCTGCGGGCCTTCAATAAGGTCGCCGTTGAAGAGCACGACGTTTGGGGGGTGGCTGCGGATCTTCTCCAGCATGAGAGCCCAGTGAGCGCCGATCTTCTTGTTGACGTTGGTCGGGAGCAGGGGCTTGATATCGCCGTTCTGCGGGTCTTCCTCTTCCATTCCTTCAGGCCAAAGGCCGTATGCTGACCCGACGTGCAGGTCTGATAGTAAAAGTATCTTCTTCATTTCGGCGTGATCCTGTCGTAATTATCCCGGAGGACCTGGTGCAGGGCTTCCCCGAGCTGGTTAATCGGGTGATGATCGGCTTTCAGGCAGTCAATAGCATAGATCTCCTTGACCGCTTCGATGAGCTCGTGGCAGAAGACCCCATACTGGAGTTCCGGGCAGAGCTCGGGATCAATCGAGATCTCCATGGTCCGTGCATTGAAGGACCCGCAGTTGCTGTCATCGGTCATCAGCCCTTTGGCGAACCGCACCCTCACAGTGTAGCCGCCAACCTTCACACTTTCGGGTATCATGGATGCACTCGGACGGTCTGACCCGTTGCGATTGCTGCGATGTTGTTGCTGTCCCTTTCGGGTCCCTGCCTCAAGAGGAGAGGTTATTGGTCAATTATTCCATGGAGAATTGATGATGGAAGATCGTCTGTACCTGGTGCGGTTTGCATATGGCTCAATTACAGGACTTTATTGCTCCTCTCTCATCTGGCAGGGTGA